ACTCTTAATTAGAATTATACCAAAAAGTCACATCATATGTCAAGAACTGTTTTTTACAGGTCTTATTAAAACGTAGTGGCTGTAGTTTCAAATGTATACAGTGCATATCGTAATGCATCAGCCATGTGGGATGACATATTGTGTTTTGGTTTTTCTTTCATTAAATTAGGATTCGGATCCCACTGGTATTGATCTAGTGATATCTGCGCTTGTTTACATTTTTGGTCTACAATGAGGGTGTCGTTGTCCACAATTCCTGCGACATGACCGATTCCATCTAACACTGATTTCTTTGCATTGATAGTACTAATATCATAATTTTGTGCAAAGTCGTATCTTGTTTGTTGGGCTGCTGAATCAATATATATCCAATCAATATCCCATTTATCAATTAATTTTCTTATCTCAACGGCATGCTGTTCTGTAGTACGTTCTGCGTTCATATATTCATCAACTAAGTAATACTTTTCTTTATCCCAATCATAGGCAATAACACAAAATGCTGTAGGATCTTTATACCCAACATCCAATCCACCAAAAACATCCATTTGACTAGTGTCGAGTTGTGTTAAATCTGCAGTGCATTCTTCATGATTAAATGCCCAGACTTGTCCTTCAAATACATTAAAGTCTGCCATGTACTCTTGATTAAATTCTGCTTGGGACATTGTCTTTTTAGCCTCAGCAATATCTTGTTCTGAAACTCGAGGATTCTCATGCCATGTGGCTTTTATACTACACCAATCTGGAAATTCTTCTGACCACCCTCTGTAATAAAATTCTGCAAAATAATTATTTCTACCTCGTGGTGTAGATATAAATATAGCTTTTGAATTATCTTTATCTAGTGTAGGTCTGAGTGCGACATTGAAAGCATCTCTACCATCTGTTAGGGCTGCTTCATCGAATATAATAAGGTCATAACTTCTACCAACTACTGAGTCTACTTGATTAATAGAACCCATTCTTATGGTAGAGCCGTTAGAAAGTTCAATAACTTTATCTTTTGCGTTGTCTCTTGTTACCTCTAAGTCAAAATGCTTGATGAGATTTCTCTGTAAGTCAAATGAAATTTGAGATAGTGCATAGTTTGGAGACATTAATAATACATTAGCTCCAGGTACAAGACAAGTTAATTGTCCAATAATATTACTTATATAAGTTTTTCCTTGTCGTCGTGATACTGCTGCACAGACGAAACGATATTTGGGATTGTTGATTGCATTAATAAGTGCAGTTTGAGAGGTGTTTGGTACTACATTTAATAGATCAAGATACGCGTCTATAGGTAACTTAATAAATCTTGTTTCGGGATTTTGTTCCATTAAGTAGTCTTGCACTACGTCGGAACGGCTTACTTCTATCAATGTAGGGTCTCTTTTTGGAATAGATTAAATGGGTCGTCGGAGTCAAAGAGTCCGTGTTCTTTTGCAAGTTGTAAAAGATATAAGTAGCCACCACATAAATCTATAATATCAGTCTCAGCATCGGATGGAGTTATTCCATTCACTTGTCGTGTCTGAAGTTTTTTAAGCACTTCTGCGGCATGTAAGGATAATCCCTCTAACCACACTGCTCTTCGATCTATTACTTTTGGTACTGTCATACTTTCTCTTGCTTGTTTCTGGGGACTTACTCGTCCCCAAATTAAAATTACACTATATTACTAATTATGTTCGCTTTGTTCGGTGCTTTTTAGCTTTACTTTTTTCTTTTTTCTTAGTAGATGCGTGTAACATGTCTACAACTTTATAAAGTCGCCCTGCTTTCATAAATTCATGAAAGTCTTTATGGATAATATTTATTTTCTACGTAGTATTCGACGTGCACCCTTTTTACTAAACCTTGCTTTCTTAGGTTTTGTCGTTTTGCCGAATCTTGGTCCGATTGGTTTCGGTGCAGCTCCGTAGAATCCACCAGGAGTGGATGAAGGAGTCTTTGTATTAACAAAGTTTCCTGCAGCTGCGTTGAGGTCTCTAGTAAGTCCTCTTTTTAGTTTATGTTTCGCTAACTTAGATGTACCATGTACACTCGGTCCGCTTAGAAATCCGCCTTGTCTTGCCATTTTCTTTTCCTAAACAGAGTTACCCCTGTTCCGTCCCATTTTTTAAATGAGTTTTTAATAATTCTTTATTAGTATGTGGAGAATTTAATATTTCTCTAAGCTCTTGACCCCACATAAGTTTATTTTCTAGAGCTGTGCGAAATTGCTGAGATAGTTGTACTACTCCCAGTATTTCTTGTATAATTTCGTTCTTGTTCATGCTAGTCCTTATTCGACTTAGCTAATGAATTTTAGCTGTTAGCTTTTTCTTCAGCTTCTATCAATTTATCCTTGATATCTACTTGGCCGTCCCAGTTTTTATCTTGACCTGAGACAATGTTCACAAATTGTGTCCACTTAGTCTTTAACCACTCTACCATTTTCTTCCTCGTATAGTTTTTTTAGTTTATAGTAATTTTTTCTGTAGTTGCCTGGAAGAACTCGTTTTAACGCCCAGTTAGCAAAATCGGCTCGTGCCTGTATTTCCTTTCTTAGCGAGTTTTCTTCTCTCTCAAACATTCCCTACTTTTTCTTTTTACCGCGTTTTTTCTTTTTCTTAGGTCTTCCAACCTTTCCACCGTAACTTCCTTTACCCCAAGGCATACTACGTTCTCCCTATGTCCACCGAGGAGGTTCCTCAGGACACTCTGCCCATCTTATTTTAGTTTTGAGGGGCATAAAGCACTTACAAACTTTACAAACCTTCCATCTTTTGTCAAGGTTTGGGCATTTTTTGCAGATCTCATAGCGTTCCCCGTGAGGAAGCCGCTTATTCATCTAAGTATTTTAGGTAATTTTTGTCTGCGTTGTCGTCTTAGATTAGTCTTTCTAGCCATAAGTTTTTTAACTCTTGCTGAAAGTTCCTGTGAAGGTTCTGCGCCTTCTCCGTCGACTACTTTTGTTGAATCTGTTTTCTCAACTGCTTTTTTCAAAGCTTCTTCTATGCTATTGCTCATTTTTTAATCTTTCTAGTGCTATTTTTGCAAACTTCTCTTTTACAAAGTTTAATTTTTCGTTATTCCAATTAAAGCTCCAGTGCTCTCCGTCTTCAAAAATAACGCCCTCTTCTACAGATTTGGTTTTTGATGCTTTCACATCTTTTGTTTCGTATCCTTTTATCATACTTTTTCCTTTAATTGTGCATCATTACTATTGTTCCAATAGTAGATACACCTCCTAATATTAGAGTGCCTGCGACTCCAATCATTATTGATTCAATTCTATTTATTTGTCTTTCAACATCACTGAATTTATTAAACGCAGTTTTCCATCTTTCTGCACACACAGCTTCGTGTTTCGCTAAATCTGCAGCGACTTCGTTAAGTTCCATATTGAATTCCCTAATATTCCTGAAGATTTTTCTTCATATGTTCATAATTATATCAAAAGTGAGGAGAAGTGTCAAGTACTATTTTCTGATGGTGTATATTTTAACTGGTTCGGACTTGCCTTTTACCGTTACTTCATCTAAGAATTCGTAGTCATATCCGTCAACTAAACTGTGTTCAGATATTACAAGATCGACATCGTAGTTTTTACATGAGGACTCTAATCGAGCCGCTAAATTTACAGCATCTCCTAAGACAGAATAATCAAAACGACTACTACTACCAAAATTGCCGACAACGCATAAGCCAGAATTGATTCCAGCTCCAGTATTGATTTGGTCAAGGTTTTCTTCTTTAAGTTTTTCATTTAGTTCTCCTAGTGCCTCTCGCATCTCGAGTACACATTCTGTGGCCTTTCTTTCTTGATCATCTATGTCAAGTGGTGCGTTCCAGAAAGCCATAATACAGTCTCCCATGTACTTATCTATGGTTCCGCCATGTTTTAGTATGATTTCTGTTTGATTATCCAAAAATCGGTTGATTAATTTTGTAAGACCTTGCGGGTCTTTTTGGTATTTTTCAGAAATTGGTGTGAATCCTCGAATATCTGAAAAAAGAAAAGTGAGTCGTTTCGTCTCCCCACCCAATCTCAGCAATGTTGGGTCCTCCTGTAATTTTTTTACAAGGTCTGGAGATACATACGTGCCAAATTGTTGTTTAATTTGTAATCTCAGCAAATACTGCGTAATGAAATTACGGAAACTTTCAATACTCCAGAATAAAAACGAGATTAAAATAATCCCGCTGACGTCTATCAAGTAAGAAGATTGAAACGCATACCAGGCTCCATAAATTAGCCCAGCTATAAGTATAATTAATGTGGGTAGGCTAACCCAGACATAGGATGCTGTGACTGCAATAATAGATATTGCGAGTAATGCT